ACAGCAGCGGGCAGTCCTGACACGAGTGGTGTCGCGAAACTACTCTACCAGGACTATGTAACTGAGGTGGCGGTTGTGGCTGCTGGTTACAGGCAGGTTAGGATGTTTGCCCAGAACGGCTCAGGAGTCTACGAGTGGTTCGAGCTACAGCCTACCACCAGCGAAGCATTCATCAAGCTGGGCGATGCGGCTGGGATACACAAGTTCAAGATCAAAGATTCCGTTGGTACTACACAATTCCATGTTAACTCAGACGGTGTAGTAGGCATCTACTACGCTGGCACCCAGGTAGGCGAAATCAGTGCGTTGGACACAACCTGGTTCCGCTTCAACCAGGGGGTAGCCAAGAACATCTACACACCTCGTTACATCAGAGCGGATGGTGGTCTCGCTGCAGGGAATACTATGCCGGCGGCGGGCGAGCTGCGGACGACTTCTCATGTCTACGTGGGGGGTTCGATCATCACGAGCACGCCATTGGGCTGCCGCGCGATCAGCACCCAGTCACAGACGATACCGCATAACACAGCAACTGCTCTGTCTTTCAACACTCAGATTCATGATACAGATGGTGGCTTTGCACCCACCAGCACGGCGCTTTATGCTAAGCATGCCGGTTATTACATGGCCGGCGGCGGGGTGGGTTTCAACGGTGTCGCGGCAGCGCGGCTGATGGTCTGTAGCGTCAGGCTCAATGGGGCAACCTACGTGGGCAGCAGCGAACTGCTCGTTGACGAGAACGCTGCTATGACCCTGAACGTTTCGTCCGGGATGTTCTACATGGCAGTCAACCACTACATCGAGATTGTGGTGTATCAAAACAGCGGCGGAAACATGACCACGATAGCGGCCAGTACCACAAACCAACAGTGGGCTAATGCCTGGCTAGTGCGGGTGGCGTAGGAGGAAGCTATGGCTCGTGCTTGGATACCAAACCCCTGGCCTGCCAGAGAGATGTTCCCGCCGCCGGACCGGTACAGTCTTACCCTGAATGGGGAGCCATACTATGGCACCTGTGCCCCGCTGGCCATTGGCATGGTGACTGGCTACTGGAACCAGCGCAATCCAACCAGGTGGCAAGCGGTGGCCCCACAGACACTCATAGACACCAACGCGGACAAGTTCTCTGAGTTCGGGATAGGTGTCCACCAGTTCGAGAGCAATCTGCGGGACGCAGGCTACCGGTACAAGACGTACATGAACTCCGACTTCGACACGCTGCGCACAGTTGTAGGCCGCGAGCCGGTGATTGCCCACGTACAGTGGGAGTTTAGACCAGGCGGCGGGGCACATGTCGTTGTGGTGCATAAGATTGACCAGGACAACGTATACGTGGCCGATCCTGGCACTGCCACTGAGTACAGCGTGCCGGTCGAGACATTCCGCCATGCCTGGGAGGGGGATTGGGGTGGGCAGCCTGGCGTCTTTCACGTGGTTGGGCCACCATCCCCCTACTGGAAGGAAACCACCAAAGCAGTACCGCCAAAGCGGGCAGCGAACCCGTGGGCAGGGGAGACTCGCCAGTCAAACCGCGCGGTCTCTCAGCCATCCCCTTCGGCCCCGCAGTCTACTGCCCCGTCCGCCTGGCGCAGGCCGGCCTGGCGCGACAGGAACCTGTAAACACAAAGAGGGCCAGGACATCACGCCTGGCCCTTTTGCATGATCGTACCAGTGACTACTTGGCCGCGTCGTTGAGCTTGACCGTGAGAGCCATTGTCTCCGGGGTTACCGGCCAGCCGTCCCAGGCGTTGGCGCAGCCCAGGAGTGTGGCGAAGTCGGTATCCTCCAAGGCAATGTCGAACTCGGTATGTATGTCCCGGATCGTCAGGCTGCCCGTGGTTGGATCTTCGACCCAGCCGACCTGCTCTTGCTCATCTTCCTTCAGGCGCAGTGTCTCGATGATGCGCACGTACATCGGGACTTGCCCCAGCGGGGCTGTGGCGGGCAGGCTCCGCGTGAGCATAAGCCTTTCAATAGCGTTAAGTTTCAGGTTTTTCATCTTCTCCTCCAGTTCGGGTGATTCACCAGGGCAGGATGGCCCTGGTCAGCAGCACAAAGTCCACGAGTATGCACAAGCCGACCATGCACTGCCACGATTTTGACATTGTTCTGAATCCAACGAGTAGTTTCTTCATTGTATCCTCCTATGCGTCGGCGAGGCGATTGCCACAGCAGATCCGGCACACGCCACTGACCGTGATGCCCCCGCCGCATCGCTCGACGATCTGCGGATAAGTCAGGCCCAGCGCCCGCCAGGCCCGGATCTTGCGCGCGCGCCGCCGCTCGAACTCAGTGGCCCGGACAAGTCCAGGCCCTCCTGTGGCGTACTCCCAGTCCCAGACGGGGCGATAGCCTGGTTCGACCGGGACGGGGGACGCGGGCGTCTTTGCCTGGTCCACGGCTGCCAGGAAATGCCTCCAGTCCTGGTAGGTAAAGCCCAGGGCGTGGATGGCCACGTCTCGATGATTGCCGGCTGGCGTGTCGTAGCGCAGGTTCTCTGTCCTGTTGTTGCGGCGGTCGCCATCATTGTGACAGACCACCATTCCCCTGGGGCGTGGGCCAATGAACGTGCGTGCCACCAAGTGGTGCGTCCTCATAGGCACTGTCTGACCGTCGCGCCGCAGCTGCAGGAGCACGTACCAACGAGGGTTAGTCAGCTTGCTGCTCATCACATACGGCTTGCCGCGCCGGAAACTACGGATGCGGCCCAGCGTGCTGGCCTCATATCCCGGAAAGCCCGGAATGGGCCTCCATTCCTCTGTACTATTCTGCATCGTCATCCTCCTTGCTCTGTGTTGGTTCTGCGCGCAGAACTAGGTGCTCTGCGAGCCTAGTCAGGATTTCAGACTCCCAGTCCGCCGCGTTGGCAATCAGGTGGCAGCGCTCGCATAGCAGCCCCGCAACCCTGCCGTCTACCACATCGGCACGGAACAACTGACCCGGCTTGACGGTGATACCACACCCGAGACAGCGCTCGTTCTGTGCCTGTAGCGCCCTCTGGTACTCCTCCCACTCAATTCTGTAAAGCCGCCGCACCCGATTGGCCAGGTGATACAGGTTGCCATACTTCTTCTCGTGCGCCCGGCGCTCGCGGCCATAGTCGCGGTGGCATTGCTTGCACCAGGAGGCCCTGCCCTGTCTGCCCAGGGGATGGACGCTGAACTCTGTAAGCAGCTTCCATTCATGGCATCGGGTGCAGACCTTGCCCCATCCACATTCTGCCTGCCATCTCCTGGTTTTCACTTCTTCATCGGTGTAGACTGCCATGTCCTGCCCTCCGGTGTGCTAGTGCTTCTTGCAGGAGGCTTCCATCGCTATCGCAAACCTCTTTTGGGGATCGGTCTCTCCCCCAAAGATGTCGCCCTCCTCGCATGATAGCTCCTCGCGCAGGTCCAGGACCAGCGCGGCAAACTCAGAGACAAGGCCAAGTTCCCAGTCGCCCCCTGGTACATGATAGGCGAGCAGGTTGAAGGCTGGCTCCAAGAGCACCACAGTGGCCTGGCACACCTGGCCCTCCCGCGTCATTGGTAGGATCTCGATGCAGGTGACATGGCCCTGTGGCTGCCCACGGAGATACTCGGCCAGTTCCATTTGGAGCTTCCAGTAAGCCTCGTCCCAGACGGTGGGCTCCTCCTCGTCGATCACCAGGGGCTTGCCAAACACCTCTCGCAGGTCCTTCAGGTATCTTGCGTCAATCTCTACTGTCATGGTTCTCCTCCTTGTTGTGGTTAGCTTACCAGGTGGGTCAGCCCCACCCCCCTGTAAAACAGGTACACTGGGTACACCAGCTACACCGCAGTGTAGACCGGTGTACGTGGTGTACCCGGTGTACCTGGTGTACTTGGTGTACCTATTTGCCTCCTCTAAGGCCAAATCTCTGACCTCCAGGGGAATCCCAAGAGATCAACAACCCCTTCCCTACTAGGTCTTGGCAGCGCTTGTAGGTATTCTTTGGATCACGGTCCACCCGTGCCAGTATCTGCGTGATAGCTGCGTGCCGTGGCTCGTTGTCGTCTGAGCCACGACTCTCGCCATGCCCGATGCTTACAGGCTCTGTATTAACAACAAACTCCCTCCGGTCGAAATAGTCGGAGGGCTCGCTGCCAAGGCAACGCACAAACTCGGCGAGACTCTCGCCAGGAACGACGATCCTGCGGCAATCTTTCATATCAGATAGTGAATACCATCCATCCATCTCTGCCCCACGCTGTTGAATGCTCAGCCCCCGGTCGTGGAATTCGATCATCCATGCTTCTCTGTACTTGTTCTCAGTCATCTTATCCTCCTCTGTTGTGTCTGGTAGCGTACCAGTGTAGGGTGTGTATAGTTTGACGGGTTTTCCAAGACTTTGCATGCAAATTTCCCTCATGTAGGACTTTTCAGAAAAACGCCTAAACTATACACACTATACACTACTGGCCAACAGGCCGATGCCCTCGTAGACCTGTCCCCGGTTCGTGCGGGCCTTTGGAAACTGCTTGCCCAGTCGCAATCCAAAGGCAGTGATGCTCATGGGCTTGAGGCCGCCGTCTTTCATCCACTCTACATAGGCACGGTAGAGGTCCCGTGCTCCTACCCTGGCACCGTCGCCTATGTGACAGCAGTCGTCGAAAAACTGGGCCAGGGTGTTCTCGTCATTGCGGTACTCTTCTGTAGCAGCCGCCACACTGGCTGGCGGGCACAGGCCCATCGCTTGGTAGCTCAAGCATCCTTCTACTAACCAACGGAGGATACCAGGGGCCTCGGCTGCCAGCTTGGCGTCCAGGTCGTTGTCGCGTGGGTATTGCCTCTTACCTTGTGGCTTATCGACAAACTGTTGGGTGAAAGGCAGTAGCAGTATGCGCTCCCACAGCGCCCAATCCTCAGCATCAGCATGTGGCTTGTGGTTTGTCAGTAGTATGATCAGGTGGCTTGGCATAAACGTGATGGGCTTGCCGTACAGAGGGCGTCCTGTTATCTCCCCACCGCCGGTAACGAACTTGACCAGCGCCTCGTTCATCCGGGCACCCTCTTTGGTCTCACTGGCCCAACCGATGCGCAGTCCCTGTAGTGCACACAGGTGCGGCGTTGCTCCTTCCGGGTTGCTATCCTTCGAGACCAGCGCCGCAGCATTGATAGGGCCGACGTATACACCCAGCGCGTTGCGCAGTGCTTTCAGCAAGGTGTCCTTGCCGTTGCTGCCACTGCCCCACAGCACCGGGAACTTGTGCTCATTTGACGTGCCCGTGATGCCGTAGCCCAGCAACCGCTGTACGAAGGCAATTAGTTCCTCGTCGCCAGCGAAGATCTCCTGCAGGAACTGTTTCCAGCGTGGGGCTTCTGCGTTGGGCACCCATGGTGTTGGGGCATAAGTCCTGATAAAGTCCTCCGGTAGCCCATCCCTGAGACTGCCGTCTCTCAAGTTGAGCACCCCGTTGCCCACCCCGAGTAGCCAGGGGTCTTTGTCCCATACGTCACTGGTCAACGCCAGTTCGGGGATGGCGGTTGCCAGGCTGAGCACGTTGCCAATGCGGTAGCGGGCGCGCAGGGACTTGGCCCTGTCGCTGAACTCTCTGGCGCGTGCGTGCTTGCCTTTATCGTTGTCATCGGTCTCCAGGATGTGGGCAGCGGCGTGATAGTACTGCGCAGCCAGGGGACCACTGACCAGGCGGCGCACGAAGAGCATCTTGTCCTCGACCCACCGGTGTTCATCCCAGCGATACCATAGCTGGGCGCTATGATCGTAGATCACCAGGCCGGTGAACATTGTGGCCAGTAGCTCTGCGTCTCCAGTCTCGCCACGTCCCAGGGCTTCTTCCACGTCCTCGAAGCTGGCGCGAACGGCCCGCTCCGCTTCTGGCAAACGGGCGGGCACTATGTCCTTGGGCTGCGCCTCTTTCGGCCCACGGGGCTGGGCGAGCCCGGCCTCGATGCCGCTGCGGATTGTACGCGCGATGTCGGCTTCTGTGAAGCTGGCGTCGATGCCAAGTCCGTGTGCGCAGGCAGTCAGTGCGGCCTCCACCCTGTGCCGGTCCAGATAGCCCCCACCTATGATTTGACCCAGGCTGAAGGCACTTGTGTTGAGCCGCACATTACGGTCAACGTGCTGCTGTGCACCAGACAGATACACAAGCTCGTTGGCCAGTGCTGTCTCGGCCCACTTATCCCGGCCATTGGCCTTGCCGGTCTGCGGTTGGTTCTGGTTCTGCGCGCAGAACGTAGTAGGCTCCAGCGGGAGCAGGGCCTCCAGCTCGTCCAGGTCATAGAGCTGGCCCAGGTCGCAGCGGATGAGTGTTACCAGGGGGCGGTCAGGGTATTTGTAGTTGCGAGTGCCTGGCACCCTCAATACCCTGGCCAGGTCTTTGGTCCCCCCATCTCCTCCGGCGAAGGCAACCCAGCGGTACTGGATGCTTCGCGCTCGCTCGCGCTGTTCGTCTGTGCGAATGACGAACGGCTGGCGCAGGAGCCAATAGAGATGGTAGCCGTTTCCGCTATCGACAACCGCCGATGGTTGGGGACTGAGGCCATCTACGTGAGCCAGCGCGCCATCCTTCCCGTTGGAGAAGTCCTTGGCGTCGAGCTCAGCGAACAAGGCATTGACCGCACCGACGTCCTCGATCCTTGCGCGTTCAGCGATGCCCTTCTCTCTCCGGCTGGGGTGTACGCCGAAGTAGACGTTACCTGAAACGTCGGGAGTAGGGGCAGGGGCACTGGTAGGCCACCACTGGCTGGTCTTGGTACTGCCGAACCAGTAGAGCCCCCATGCCCCCTGGCGCATCAAGTGTGACAAGAGCGTGGCCCACTCCTTCTCGCCTGTCTTGTCGTTTCCCGGCTTCCGTGGTATGCTACTACTATCGGGGAGGGAGGTGCGCCAAGTGTTCTTCTCTTCCTGGGCCGCCCCTGCGCTACCAGGGGTGGCCGCTTTTGTTACTACATTTGTCATCGTCGTCTCCTGCTATGTATTCCTCCTGTTTTTTGTGGAGAGGGGGAGGGAGGGTGTTCAGCCCCCTCCCCCTACTCCAGCAGCAGGAGGTTGCGGCATGGCAGTGCCGCAACGGCGGGTAGCTAGCCCGCCGCCTGTTCAACCTTTGCCTGTGTCGAGGAAGCCCGGTATGCGCGGTCGGTTTCTGCTTGCTGCTGCCAGCCAGCCAGGAAGGCCGCCGCGTCTTCAATGGAGCCAAGCTCCCAATAGGAGACCCCGTAGGCGTCCATCCCGCGACAGTGCAGCCGATACGCAAACTGGTGCTCCTTGCCCTCGCGATCTAGGGCCAGGGCAACGATTTCCACGACGACCGGGCAGTCGCCCAGCCGGTCAACCTCGAAGGTTGCCTTGTAACCAGTCTGCTTGCCGGCGAAGCGCCCGTCGAAGTCGAGCCCGGCTACCACCATCTTCTGCACAAAGTCCTTCTCGTCCTCAAAGCGATTGCTCACTGTTCCCCTCCGTCAGAATTTTGATCTTTCTGTTGGCCCTTGGGCCAGTCCGACAGCTCGTTCAGCGCGATCCAGCGCACGCCAGATTCCAGCGGATACTCTGCTTCCACGGCGAGGCCCTGCTTAATCAGCGATTTGAGAATGCGCCTCGTTGTGTTGGGGCTCCACCAACTCGCCAGCCCGGCCTGAATCGCTGCGGCATTGTACAGCAACCACCGGCGGCCCTGGTGCTCGACGCCATAGTCGTGCAATGCCGCCGCTAGCCTGCCGTGCATGACGGCTTCGTTGAGACCGGCCTGTTCTGCCATTTGACCATCGACCGTAAAGGTAGTCATCTCCATTCTCCTTGTATGTCTGTTAAATCTGGGAGTCGTCCTCCAGTTTGGGACCATTATACCATGGTTGCGGTGGGTGTCAAGGGCTTCACGGTACGAATTTGGACCAATTCTGCCGATAACCCAAACTTATCCCAAGCTTTCAGTATCCTCAAGTGGATCGGAGGGGTTGCAACGACGGCGGGGTTCTGCGCGCAGAACGTATCCCTCAGAGAGCGGCTGGCAGCCTCGTTGTTTGAATACACCCCACACAGCAAGATAAAAATTGGTCAGCGCAAAAGATCGACAGGCCATGACTGCTCATGGTATCATTGACACTGAGGGGAAACCAGGGGGCGTGCCTCACTGGTTTTCCTATTCGCATACCTACCAGAGGAGACACGTTCTACATGGCAAGCTGCTACACTGCGGACTTGAACGGGCTTACCAAGACACTCGCGGAGATCCTGGCCGAGGCGGACCGGGGAAACCTGGTCGCTCGTGGGCTCATACACCGACTGGACACACTGATTCAGCGCCAGGGCGAGGCCATTGACCTGGCCCGCAAAGCGCTGGGGCTGGATGAACCCCAGCAGGTTCTGCGCGCAGAACTCTAGCCAGTGGAGGGCATGTTGTTCGATAGCATTTACACGATTCGGCTGAGGGGCGGGACCAGGCTGGAGCTTGGGCAGGATGGTGCCAATGGCCTCTGGCTCAAGGTCTGCAAGAACGGCGAGGAGCACACTCGCTCCGAGTTGCACCCCAAGCTGTTGGTCTTTTTGGCCCGGAAGGAAGGCGTCCAGGATGACTCCGCATGCGTGCGCCACGGGCTCATGCGCCCAGGTAGCGTCACCACCTGGTATGCCTTGGTCAAACACCAGATCAACCGGATAGAGGTCCAGATCAATGACGACGAAGAAGACGAAGAGTAAGCCCAAGAAGTGGATCGCCGGAGCGATTAAGCGTGAGGGTGCCCTTCGCGCCAAAGCGGCCAAGTCCCCTGGTGGCTTAACCAAGAGCGGCAAAGTCTCCAAGACCTGGGCCAAGTCTGAGCGCGCCAAGCTCCGTGGTAAAGCCAAGAGAACCACAGCAGAGACCCGGCTGATGCGCCAAATCAATCTGTTCTTGACCCTACGTAAATAGCGCCAGACCATATCGTCGCAGGCCACGTCACAGGGAAACAGGTCAGCAGAGCAGAGAGCAGCCGAATTAGACACCGCAGGACACGGAGAATAACACGATGGCGAACCGAGACAGCAGAGGCAGATTCATAAAGGGCAACAAGGCAGCCCAGGGCAATGTGGGTGGTGGCCGCCCTGCTCGTGAGCGCGAGGAGCGGTACAACGAGATCATGCTGACCACGTGCTCATTCGAGGACTGGGCGGCGATCATCGTCACGGCGGTGCAGCAGGCCAAGCAGGGCGACTATCGCGCACGGGACTTCCTGGCCAACTATCTGATCGGCAAAGCGGCGCTCAACTTTGGTGTCAGTCCCCAGCTGGGCGAGCTACTTGAAGAGCTTATCTCGCTTGGCGATGAAGGTGACGACGAGGGCGACGACTAGGCGCGCCTTTACTTTAGAGGAAGTGGCCCTTCAAAGCTGCACACGGGGCAATGCACCTGGTATTCTTCCGATTAGCGGCGCGCACGGAGACTCGTAGATGGCTCGTTGGCCTAACTTCAAACAGAAGCAACTCATATTCTCGAAGATCGGTTATGAGCCACACAGCGCCCAGTTGCCAGTCCATCAGAGCCGCGCACGGGTGCTATTGATAGCTGGCGGTGAACGTGCTGGGAAGTCGAAGGTGGCCGCTGCTGAGGCCATAGCGCGCACGCCGTGGTGCACCAAGGGGCCACGGGTGGCGTTGACTGGCCAGGAATACGACCACACCAGGGCAGAGGCTGAGTATCTTATTGCGGACCTTGACAGACTAGGGTTGTTGGCAGGCACGCCGTCTACTCCGCGCCAGGGGAAATGGGAGTGGCGCACCGTACACGGCACACAGTTCGAGACGGTCTCACTCGCGCGGGCGGGGGTGCGTGAGCTGACCGGGCGGGGCCTGGCCTACGACCTGATACTGGTCTGTGAGGCAGGTTTAACAAGCTACGATGTTTTCCTTGGCGCGCTCGGTCGGGTGTCAGAGACGCGGGGCACGGTCATCATTTCAGGCACATTGTGGGACAGCGCAGGCTGGCTTCCTGATCTGTACCAGGTATTCGCGGGGCCTAACGTGTGGGGTGGCGAGGTCTTCGCGCTGCCGACCTGGGCCAACACGGCCATTTTCCCTGGTGGTGAGGATGACCCGGAGATCATCAGGCTGCGGAACACACTGCCAAATGACGAATACGCCAGGCGGGTAGCGGCCAAGCTGGTGCCCTCGCCCGCACGGATTTACCCGGAGTTCTCATACCCGGTGCACGTTAAAGAGGTTGAATACGATCCCGAGCAGCCCGTCTATCTGGCCGTGGACCCTGGTTACCATGCCCGCTATGCTGTGTTGGCTCTCCAATTGGCACAGGATGAAGATGGAATGGAGATCGTGTGCCAGATTGACGAGCTTTGGGAACAGGGGTGCACGCACCACGACATCATTGCGATGTGCCGCGAGCGTGAGTGGTGGCCCAATGTCGTCGAGGCTGTAGGCGGACACGAGACACGTCAGCATCATTCAGCAGAGTCTACGGCAGAGGTGTGGCGCAACCTGGTAAGCCAGGAGGGTGACCCAGAGCAGTTCAAGTTCGTGACGTTCAATGCAGGCCGGATCATGGATGGGGTCATCCGGGTCAAGACCTTCCTGGTAGATCCTGGCACAAAGAGGCCGAGGTACTTTTGCACACCGCGCTGCACTGGTACGCAGACAGAGTTTTCCAAGTACAGCCGGCGCACGAACAGCCGGGGTGAGGTGACCAGTGAAGAGCCAAAGGATGCCGACAACGACGCAATGGATGCGATCCGCAACTGGCTGGTCCATCGCTATGGCCTGGTAGAGAAGACCATCAAGTACGGTGTCATAAAGCCCGGCAAGCGCCGTGGCACAAGCATAGGATAAAAGTTCTGCAACAGAACTGGGAGGCAAACATTGAAGATTAGAGACTTGACAATTTCCTTCATCCAGCAACGGGTGGAGCGGCTCAAGGGAGAGCGGGGTGAGTGGAACGACCGCGCCAGCCTCTATGAGCGCGTCTATTTGATGAACCTGTGGGATGATACGCCAGAGCCGGATGAGAGGCGACTGGTAGCTCCTACCGCATGGACCAGGGTGGAGAGCTACAAGGCCCTCTTGCTGGCCCGACCTCCCGTCATCAGTGTTCCGGCCTCCAGTGTGCAGGCTGTGGCAGAGGACCAGGCCGACCAGATTGAGAAATATCTGTGGGCTGCCTGGTATCAAGCCGATGTGCTTGGGGCGCTCAATCACGCTGAGTGGTTCGCATGCGCTTTTGGTGAGGGTGTGCTGCGCTGCCTCTATGATGACCTGGCTGCAGATGGTGACTTCCCCCTGCTGATCCACGGCAACATTGACCCGCGCAACGTCTATGCACTGGCCTCTTCGCGTGCTGGCCTGGACATCGAATTGGCGCACTCCTTCAAGCGCACCAGGGCGGAGATTGAGGATGAGTGGGGCGAACTGCCTGGCCATCCCGATGATAGCACTGAGGCTGGCTGGCTGGATGAGGAGATAGACTTCTGCGATTATTGGCGCGTGGACACAGTGATCGAGACCCGCTCCGAGCCCGTGGTAGAGTCAGAAGAGGAAAGTGGCCCTGTCACCCACCTGGTAAAAACCGCCGCTGAACAAGAGGAAGCACCAGAGGCAGAAGAGCCCGAGGTGGAGAATGTGCCTGCAGAGATCGTGACCAAGCGGGTGCGCAAGCGGGTGGTGACCAACGCGATCGTGGCCGGCGATGACTTCATCAAGAAACCCACAGTGATGCCTGGCTACAGCCGGATTCCCTTCGTCAGGTTTGCTGGGATCGAGACCCCACTGAAGGGTGCAGATGGTGCGCTGTCGATTCTCTTTCCTATTACGGCTGGGAGCCAGGTGGGCAACTCTGACGTCAAGGGTGTGGTGGCTGCGCTGAGTGAACTGCTGGGTCATCGCCAGCGTATCGTCGAGATGTTTGCCAACGGGGCCACGGTGGTGATCGGGGCTGATGCTGACGTGACACTGGACTTCTCGCCCTCTGCACAGAACTTCCTACCCAAGGATGCCAAGGTTGAGTTCCTGGTTCCTCCTGGGCCACATCCTGCGGTAGATGGACAGTTGCAGATCCTTGACCGCGAGATTGAGGATGCGACCATCTCTGCCTCAATGATGGGCCGCCACACTGGTGACGTGTCTGGGTTGGCGCTGAGTGCGATGGCCAGTCCTGTGCTGATGAGGATTGCCCACAGACAGCAGATTCGGGAGCGGGCATACCAGGACTTGAATGAGCTGATCCTGGCCCTGACCGAGTTCTACTCTGGTCCTGATGGGTGGGAGGTCTGGGGTACTGACCGGATTGGTGGGATGATTGATATGGTGATCCGGCCAGAGGACATCAACGGCTACTACCGCAACCGGGTGAAGCTGAGTGCCTCGCTGCCAAAGGACGCGAATGGCGACATCATGATCATGGCCAACCTGGTGACGCAGAACTTGATCAGCCACGAGACCTTCCTGGACCATCTCCAGCAAGTGAAGGACCTGGTGAGGCAGAGCCCGATGGACGAGATCAAGGCCGTGCTGAGGGACAAGATGCTGTTCGGCAGTGAGGTCAGTGAGATCCTGGCCAAGCTGATCGTGACAGAGTACAGCCAGGAGTTGGCCGATGCACTGGGTATCACGTTGGAGCCAGAGCAACCACAGCAACCTGGGATGCCCCAGATGCAAGGGCCACCCCAGATGCCACCTGGTATGATGCCTCCACCCGGTATGCCTGGAACGACACCAGGCGGTCCTCCATTGGGTACGGCGAACGTACCGGCGCCGCCCGTTGGTCCACCGCCTGGTGTATCACCTGGTGGGCCGATGCAGGGTATTGGCCCTGGCGTGGTTGCGCCGATCCCTGAGATGAGCGGGGCGCAGGGGACACCAGAGGGGTTGGCGGCTATGCTTCAGATGACCGGGCAACCACTGCCGCCGGAGCTGGTCGAGCTACTGGCCCAGATGGGACAGCAGCCGCCGGGGGGACAGCAATGAGCAAGAGTAGAAGCGGCATAGTGCATGAGAGCGCCTTAGAGGCGCTAGGTGTGATTAGGGACGTGATGGATGGGATGCGCACCGAGCAGTTGGGCGACCGGGCTGTCCTGGCCCAGTACGCACAGCACCGGGGCAACCCTGCGGCCATCCTGGAGTTCACCGCCCAGAGAATTGGAGATCAGGTACCAACACCAGAGCAGCTTGTCACAGAGGCGACACGCTACATCGGTGAGATGGAGAAGCTCTGGAACAAGAATCAAGGAGGCAAATGATGCCAAACAACTATGGATACTGGCCCTGGATGAATCCAAACACTCAGCAGCCTGACTACAGTTGGCTGCCCTGGCGAACGGACTGGGCACAAGCGCCGTGGGCTGGTGTGCCCAAGAGCCAGGCGTCCCAGCAGATGGCGTGGGCGAACGTGATGCTCCCCTGGTTACAAGCGTCCATGCAGGGGCAACAGTGGGGCACGGAGTTCGACTGGCGCAAGGCTCAAGATCAGTGGAACCGCATGTTCCAGGAAGGCCAGTTCGGCTGGCAACAGGAGCAAGATCGCTGGGGCAGAGAGCAGGCACAGCGCCAACTGGAAGCCGAGCGCGAGAATGCTGCGATGGCTGCTTTTGGCCGACGTTGGCGTCCCAACACGCGCTGGGGCTAGAACTAAACCACACAGCTACCTGGTAACTAACTGACTGTAGGGGGACTCTATGGCACGCAAAGCATCACGTCCAGCAGGGGCAGCGCGCGCGGCTGCAGAGGCCAGGCGCAAAGCTGCAGAGGCCAAGGCTAAGGCTGAGGCGGAGAAGCGCAAGCAAGAGGCAGCACAGCATGCTATGCGTGTGCGGAAGGCTGCTGCTGTGCGTCGAGGGCAGCCGGCTGCGCCTCCGCCCCCGGCAGAGGTTATAGCCCTTGGCGAGTGGTGGCGTACTCCTGCCAAGTCCAAAACTACCTGGCAGACGAGCGGTGTGCCCACTGGTGTACAACGCCAGGGTTCTGCGGGCAGAACTGCAGAGCCAGCACTCACTCCCCAGCAGCTGCAGCAATATCGCTCTGCTCCCCCCGCCCCATCGTCTGCCCTCCCCTGGCAAGCAAAACAGCACCGGGGATACTGGCCTGGTGTGGCAGAGGAAGTGGCCCGTCGGCGGGCAAGACAGACGCAGGCCGAGGAAGCACTGTATCCAACAGTGCAGCCCCCTGCGCCCCTACCTGGTAATGTGCCGCCTGAGCTCACTCCCCAGCAGCTACAGCAATATCTGTCGAGCGCTGCCCCGACCACGCTTGAGGAGATGGAGTATGCCAAGTGGCACCAGCACCCCTATGAGGAGGAGCCAACCCCCGTGGGCATGGGCGGTGCACCGGAGCCTGGCCAGACGCGCCTGCCCTGGGGAATAGGCGAGGTAGCTCCTCCCTGGCAATCTGACCTCTGGCGGCAGAGGCTCTACCCTGATGAGCCCATCGAGCTAGTAGCGGCACGGGCTGCCGGGGTTGCGGGCACAGATCTCCCATCCCCCACAGTTGAGTACGTTCGTGAGAATATCGGGGAACGATGGGGTGTGGATCGCCTGGGCACCCGCGCCGTTCCGCCGCACACCTTCTCGCCAGAGCGCCAGGCCGAGCTGATAGAGATTGGCAAACGTGACGGCATGGATGCGGTGAGGGCGGCTATGACGCCAGAAGAGCGCGAGATGGCCGATAAGCAAAGGCCATACTGGCTGCGCGTCCTTGGGGCAGTGCTTGGCACTGGACTGGACGTGCTCAATGCCCCAGCCTGGGTGGTCGAAGAGGCTTTAGGCGGAGCAATGCAGACGTATGACGTTAAGATGCCGCCCATCTTCACTCCTGGTAAGTACCTGACCCCGGAACAACAGGCTGAAGTTGACAGGCGCATGGCCAAGTACCTGGAGGAGCATCCAGATGTGGCTGGGATGGGCGGTGCTGGCCCAACGCGCTACGAGATCGAGCAACAGGTGTGGCTTGAAGGGGCAAGGGTATCGCCTGGTGTTCAGGAGTATGCCATAGAGACGTATGGCGACACACCCGAGACAGAAGCTGCGCTGAACCAGCTGCGAGTAGTGGCTTACAGTCCCTACCAGGCCCAGATCCAGATGCTGGATGGCCTGATGGCCGGCGAGGATCTGGACACTCTGATGAACGGTCGAGAGGTGCGGGGCTACACCGATGAGAAAGGCGAGTACCGCTACAGCCCGGAGGACCAGGCGGCCTTCAATGCCTATATTGCCGGGATTTATGCTAGCGGCGGTGACGTAGCAGCGGCAGTTGACGAGGTACAGCGCACTGGCTATATCCCTCCACGCACAGATCCCTGGAATGAGATGGTGCTCCAGATCGTCATTGACCCGCTTAACCTGCTTGACCTTGCTGGTGGAGTGGCCAAGGGCGGGCGTGCCGCGAAGGCCGGGAGCAGGTTCGGTGATGTGGCCAGTGAACTCGCAGAAGTAGCCGCCAAGGCTGGCGATGAAGCCGTTGAGGTTCTTGGCGAGGCAGCAAAGGTCGTTCCACCGTCTGTTATGGACGAAGTCGCTGGGCTGTTTGATGAGGCTGGGGAGCTTGTTGACGAGATTCAGAGTGTCATAAAATCCACTGTGGACGAGATGGCGGAGGCTGCTGCAAAGACCGGCGATGACGTCTTTGATTACGCTACGCGCTACGACGAGCTGGAGGCCGCTGCCAAGGCTGGCGATATTGACACACTTGTTGACCTTGGCGCAACCGACGTGGCCGACGGGGTGCTTGCGAAGGCGGAGCCCGGTTGGGTATCTGACCTGGCACGCACGGACAGCCTGATTGACGAAACCATGCAGGGCGTGCAGACAACCATTGATGCTGCCAAGGTGGCGACGAAGACTGACGAGGCAGCAGAGGCCCTTGCCAAGGCAAGTGATCTACTCAGTGGTAATCGGTACAGCGTAGGCATAGACACTACCGGGCACTATCAGCTTCTCGATAAGGCCGGGGCGATGGATGTGGTTGACCCAGACACCGTGGCAAAGATTACGGGTGACCCAGTCCTGGCCAAAGCGTATGACCTGGTAAGGAACGGCGACGAGGCCGGCCTGGAGGTACTGGGTTACACCGACGGGGTTCAGGGAGTAATCGGCGAGATAGGCGATGCTCTCAACAGTGTGCCAGAGGTTGCCAACGCAACGGAGATCGTGGCCGACACCAAGACTGCTGAGCTTGTGCGCCTGGTGTTCTCCCCCGACAACATAGACCGCAGAACTGTTACCGGGAGACTTGCTTACTGGTGGCGCAACTATGGCTTCGGCCCCAGTGCATGTGCAGCAGTGAGAACCAGGGCAGATGAGGCATTTGAGGTCGTCGCTGGCCTGACGCGCAATCTCAAAGACCCCAATAGCGCACTGCAAATCTTGACAGACTGGGTAGCTGACCCCACCAGCATAAAGGGCTTTGGCAACCTGCCAATCAGCCCAGCGGCGAGGGATGCAATAGAGATCATCGCCCCTATTCTCGACGACCTGTCGAGTTTCAAGTCGGTGCAGAAGGCATTTGAGACTGGCCGGTTCAGCCCGACGTGGTTTTTGAAAGAGCTGGATACCCACCTGTTCCTCTCTGCAATGGACGTGCTTAGCGTCGCCGCTGAGCCACTGGGCAAGCGGGGCAAGGCGTTCAGGTGGTTCATGAACACTATGAGCAACCTGTACCTGAAGCTGTCTGGCTATGCCATTCGCAACATGCTGGGCGACCTGGTAACGATGGGTTTTGACGGCAAGCTGATCTGGACCAACCCGCGCACGATAGATGACTTCCTCACGGCTATTGGGCCAACCACTGCACGCATTGTCAACAACAAGGCCCGTGGCTTGATGGGGATGGTTGACGTTGCAGCCAGATACGGTGACGAGGTTGCCGCCGGTGCCGACGAGGCTGTCGAGGTTATTCAGACGGGCAGGAAGACAATCCTGGGCATAGTGTCTGATAAGATTAGCGATGCCTACAAGGGCCTTGAAGAGTGGCGGTACAAGGTTGCCTTTGCCGTTGGCCTGGATCAAGAATTGGCCCAGGTGTGGCACCCCAATCTGCCGCAAGAACTGGCACAGATGCTCACCCCCAAACAGGCCGACGATCTTACACAGGCCCTGGCGCATGCATACAATCCGCGAGAGTTCTGGAAGGCCATAGTAGACACGGTGCCAGATGGCAAATGGGGCACCTTTTGGCGCTGGGCCAAGGACGCTCTGACCGATGAGTGGAATACGGTCCTGTCGCCGGCCATTGCTGTCGCCAAGGCCCACGCAGACTTCTGCCTGTTGGACTACATGGCCAAAGAGCGCGGGGTTGATGCTATCCTCCGCGTTATCTCTCCATTCTCGTTCTGGTCTACCAGGAGTGCAGTCAACTGGGTAGCGCGCTTCCTAGACCACCCCGGTGTGGGGCGAGCCTATGCTGAGTTCAAGGCGTATAGGGTACAGCAGAATCTACAGAAGGGCTATCCCAGTAAATATGCCGGCGCTGTAGAAATCCAGCCGCCCTGGACCGATGATTCTGTGATGCTGTATCCAGAGCGCATGATCTCGCCTCCGGCGCAGCTGTACGGCCCAATAGTGGGTGCGGCCACTGGCGGTTACTACGACCAGCCAGACAGCACAACCGAGAAGATACTCGATACATACGAGCTCAGCGGGCTGCGCCTCAATCCGCTGATTGAGATTGCGCTGTACGCTCTTGGCCTGGTGGACAATCCCTCTGAGATACAACTCCTGGTGCCCTATTTCCGCCTCAGCAAGGGCTTCACGGCTATGATGGGTATAGGCGGCCCGCGGGGCATTGATATTGAGGGAATGGTGCGCGAGTCGCTCGATCTGCGCGCAGAACCTTACGAGGGCGGGCACATCGGCACCAGGCTGTCTGCGATGGCTGCCGACGACCCCGAGCGCACGGAGGACGTCTATGGTGCTCAGGCACTCAACCAGGGTGTTGAGGATGGCCTGTTCAGCCTGGACGATGCGATGGGGCAGAACGGCGACGTCGAGGCTGTCACCCAATTTGCCCAAGAGCGGGGCTGGACCGATGAGCAACTGGCAAACTTCCAGGGCCTACTGGTAGCAGCGGCTCACCTGGACGCCGTCGAGTCCGGTGTCAAGGCTATAGCATCTAGCCTATTTGGCACGAGTATGGACATCCTCCCAGCTGGTGAGAAGAAACAGTACGAACTGCAGGGGGACAGGCGAGTAGCGATGTACTCCCCGCTGACCGGCGAGGGTAGCCGGGAGGGCTTGCAGGAGTTTCAAAAAGAACATTCCGAAGCCGGCACCTGGGGCACCCGCTGGCCGAAGGAGGAATCGGAAGAGGGGTACACTGCCGCTGATGCCCTGGCAAATCTTCAGTACTCCCAGGACGTAGAGAAGCTGATAGCTGATCACGAGGCCGAGAGGGCGGCATTCATCAAGGCCAACCCGTGGGACAAAGACGGCTTGCGCAAGCTAGACGAGGCACACTATGAGGCCAAAGACTACCTGTGGGCCTTCTACCACCCCGGCGAACAAGAGCCCGGCGCACCCGCCGCTGTCCCCCAGGCGGTACTAGACCTTTGGGGCGGCCAGCCGCCGGAAGTGATAGGCGCAGAGCCTGCTGGCGAGAAGCCCTGGTCTACCTTTGGTGCTACCCCTGAAGAGGCTGCGGATACCCGCAACCGCCAGGTGATGCACATCGTGGCCCAGAACAAGCCACAGGCTGACGACTACGAGGACGAAGACGGCGAGATTGATTGGGATGCGTGGAGAGCAGCAGAGGCCGAGTACTTTGCCACACTGGTAGACACCTTGGCAGACGACCCGACGATCGTGGCCCTTGCGGATGAGATGGGCGTCACGCCAACCGAGCTGCTCACGCCCATCACCCAAGAGGCGTACAACCAGCACAAACTTGAGAACGACACCATCACAGAGGCCGCGCAGGCCGCCTGGTATGAGACCGTTTACGGCGATGCCTGGAACAGGTATCACAAGGACGTCGAGCGCGGGGTGAGCAAATCAACTGCCTGGCGCAGGCACATCGAGCCTGCTATAGAGGTGGAGCCCGCAGCACTGATCAAGGCCATCCAGGAAATGTACCCTGGCAGATGGACCACCCACGAGTTGGTAACGGAACTCGAAGGAATGGAGACATTCCCGTCGGTTGAGCAGGCTTCGTTCTTGCGCAAGTCGCCAGAGGAGCAGGCGGTGAAGACGGCCAGCAATGAGTACCACGATTACGTTGGCACGGTGCTCGCGCCTGGCGAGCGCACCAACGAGTGGCTCTATGACATCCCATCTGTGCAGTACATCATGGACCCCGCCAACAAGGGCAAGCTGACCGCCGAGGACTACGAGAAGGCACTGGCTGACGCTAAGGCGGCGTTCCTCTTGCAGGACCGCAGCGATTGGGGCTCTTCTGCCAGGCAGCAACAGGCCAGGGAGGAGGACGCCAAATTTCAGGACTACTGGGTTGAACAGACCCTCCCTGGCGTAGACGTCAAGGCTCTACAGAAGGAACGGCGCGAACTGAGCCCAGAAGCCCAAGAGATATTCGATGCCCAGCACCCAGAGCTTCAGGACTACTATGATCTGCGAAGCGAGTATGCTGAAACTCACCCGGTCTGGGCCGAGTACTACATCACCAACAAATCACGCTTCTGGACTGAGGTCAACGAGAACATGCCGCCCGGCTGGCGCTCCAATGACGTGTACGACGACCCGGCAGTGCGCGCGGCCATGGACGCAGCCGAGGCTGATGAAGACAACCGCGCGCTGTGGGGCAAGGCATACGAGGCCGTGCTGGCCTACATCGAGCAGCACCAGGCAACCTGGCCCGGCAATCCAGAGGAGTGGGCAGAGGTCAGGGCACTCGACAAGCAAATGAAGGCACAGGCCGCCGAGGCCATCCCTGGTCTCCAGGACATCCTGGACGGCTACTATGATACACCAGAGAAATCAGCGGAGCGCCAGCAGTACGTGGCCGACCACCCCGAGATGCAACAGTACTGGGATGCGCGGGACAAGTTTGGCGCTGAGAACCCGCTCTGGGCCAAGTACTACGACACACCGCGCAAGATCAAGTCTGGGGCCTGGGACTACGTTCACGAGAAGACACCGCCTGGCTGGCGGTCATCCGGGCTCTATGACAATGAACTGATGGACCTGCTCGACGAGGATGACATTACAGGCGAGCAGCTTGCCCAGATCACAGCCTGGGTAGACGAGTGGGTTGCAGGGCAGGATACCACCGACTGGGGCACAGAGGATGCGTGGGCTGAGGCCCGCCGGCTCAACACTGAGCTTGAGCGCATACTGGGCGAGTTGCTCCCTGGTATCGACACGATCATGGATATGTACTACGATACCGAGCCGGCCTCAGAGATGCGGAAAGCCTTCAAGCAGGCCCACCCGGAGATCCAGACCTACTTCGACATGCGGGACGCCTGGGGCGCGCTGCCGGCGAACGCTATCTGGGCCTACTACTACCTGCGCCCCGACCAGTATGGCAAGGGCAAAGGCGGCAAGGGTGGGGGTGGCCAGGGTGGTTGGGTGTGGGATGAGTTCTACCGCCAGGCGCACGACGTGCCAAGAGTGTTCCTAGACACGCCAAGTCCCTGGGAGGGGGCACTGCGGTTCCCGAAGTTTGAGTATGAATCGCCCTTCCGGTTGGACTGGAAACAGCGACTGCGCTGGAGCTAAATTCACAAAGTCCCCACGCAATGTGGGAGAATATCAGATAAGGCGAAAGCCGAAGGAGAGCAGTAACAATGTCGGACCAGAATCAGGAATTGGGAAACGAAGGTGGAGTTGGTGCAGGCGCGCCGACAGGCGAGAGAGCAGTTGGCGAAGGCACACCGACAGCCCCCGGCAGTCAACCGATAGCCGGAGAAGGTCAAGGGGCCAACAAGGTCAATCTGACCGAATTGGCAGAGTTCAGGGCATACCAGGCCAACGTTGACCGCGAGAAGGAAACGGCAAGGCGGCGCGAGCAGGCTCTACAGCAGCAACTGCAGACCGTGCAGGCCACACAGGCCGCGATGGCACGGGAGTTCGAGCAGATGCAGCTCAAGGGGGCCAAACCAGAACAAGCCGTCGGCTACCTTCAGCAGCAGTTGGCCAAGGAACGCCAGGAGCACGAGAACATGCTCCGCCAACAGAGCGTGGCCACAGAGCTTCAAGACCGTGCGACCAAGACGCTCACCAGTCTGGGGCTAGACTTTGACACCCCCGGCCTGGACTTTGGCGATGGGCAGATCAACGAGGCGAACTATGTGCGGCTCCTGGAGAGCGCCCTGCAAGTCGCTGGTAAGAGAACCGGCGATGAGGCTGCCCGCCTGAAGGCAGAAACCGAAGAGGCGGCCCGCGTAGCTGCGCAAACCACACAGGTGGCCCTGGCGCGGCAGATGGGGGCTACCACCGTGAGTACGACGACTGGTCCGGGCGCACCGCCAGACGACCCCTTCGGTGGGGAGACAGACCGCTCGAAGCGGTGGGCGATTGCGCTGGCGGCCAGCCGTAAGCGAAAGTAACAACACATATCACCCTGAAAAGGAGATGACGCAATGGCAGTTACATTGAATGATCTGGCGAAGCTGTCGCGCGAGCCACTCCGCACTATGGTCATCGAGGACCTGGTGCGTGACTCCGATCTGCTAGCCATCGTACCGTTCGAGAGCATCAACACGCTGGAGACGATCGTCACGAGTTGGGATACGCTTCCCTCTGTGGGCTTCCGTAAGATTGGTGGCGGGTACACCGAGTCCAGCGGCACGCACAAGCAGGACAAGTACGCCGTGAAGCCGATGGGTATCGACATCGACATTGACAATCTGCTTCTGAAGCAGGCAGAGACGTTCCAGAAACTCGACGCGGCCCAGATCCAGATGGCGCTGAAGTCGGTGGCCTGCACGTTCGCCTACTACTTCATCAAGGGCTCGCCCGCCGTGGACGCCGATGGCTTCTATGGGCTGGAGTACCTGGTGGACACGCTGCCCGCCCGGCAGAAGTTCGCCCTGGGCACCGCTGGCACGCCGTATGATGCGACCGCGGACGCCGCGCACGAGCAGGCGTTCCTGGATGGGCTGCACAGGCTGAGCAAGGTCGTGGGCGGCGCTGACGCCTTCTTCATGAACGAAGAGATGTACCTGGGCGTTGGCAAGGTCCTGCGCCGCGCCAACCTGCTCGACGTGACGAAGGACCAGTACGATCGCACGTTCAAGACCTTCGGCAAGGGCAAGCTGATCGACGTCGGGCTCCAGTCTGACCAGGCGACCGAGATCATCACCGACACCGAGGATCCTGGCGACGAGGGCGACGACACGACCAGCATCTACGCCGTGCGGTTCGACGAGACCGATGGTCTGACGGCCATCCAGAACGGCGAGCTGGATGCCTACTGGGTTGGTGGCGATGACCACGAGCTGGAAGCCAAGCCGGGGAAGCGCATACGGATCGACTGGGCGGTTGGACTGGCGCCGGCTGGCCGGTACTGCATCGCCCGGATGTACAACCTGAAGCCCGCGCTGAGCTGGACCTGATCCTAGCTCTATAACAGGCAGATCACACAGAGAGGTGAACGATGATTCAACCTAAAGCCCGCACCTGCAACGCAGTGTTCGACAGCAACCTGATGATGCGCGAGACGACCGATGGCTCGCTGACGACCACAGGCACGTATGACGGCGTCTTGCTCCGGGAGACCCCCGTCCGGGGTGCCGCGATGAAGGTCGTGGTCCCCGCCGCTGACGGGACGACCCCCGTTGCCAAGTTCGTCGTCCAGGCCGCTGACGCGGACGTGGATGCTTCCTACACCGAGATCGCCCGCTCCGAGGACGTGAACGCCGCTGGCGAGTACATGGTCGGCTTCTCCACGCAACGCGCCTACGTGCGCCTGAGCGTTGAGATTTCAGGCGAAAGCGTTGATTTTGGCCAGGTCCAAGCCGGTATCGTAACCGGCGGCCTCTAGCCATCGCACAACGTGAGCAAGCTGGCCGGGGTGTGATACACCTCGCCCCGGCCAGTATATCTATCCCACGGCCAGGAGGGGCAACATGGCCAGGGCTGCCGAGCTGACAGGCCAGAGATTTGGCAAGCTAACAGTGATAGAGCGAGCCGAAAACTCCAGGAATGGCAAGGCGCGGTGGCTTTGCAGGTGTGACTGTGGCGGCGAGACCGTCACTTCTGGAGTACATCTGCGGTCTGGTCACACGCTGTCCTGTGGCTGCGTCCAGCGCAAACGCACCGGCCAAGCCAACACCGCAGACTTGACTGGACGGCGCTTCGGCCTGTTGACAGTGGTATCGCGCAAAGGCAGTACACTGGGTGGCAGGGCTACCTGGCGCTGCCGATGCGACTGTGGAAACGAGACAGTTGTCACTGGCAAGAACCTTCTGGCTGGGCACCACACTACTTGCGGGCAGTTCAAGCATAGCGTAGAAGATCTCACTGGCCGCAGGTTTGACAGATGGGTTGTGCTTGGCCGCGCAGACAATCGCCCAGATGGCAGCACGCGCTGGCACTGTAGATGCGACTGTGGTAACGAAGCCCTGGTGGACCGGTCGTCGCTGATCTTGGGCACATCAAGGTCTTGCGGCTGCATTCGGATCGAAGAGCTCGTCGAGCGCAACACTGTTCACGGCCAGTGTGCTAACGGCAGCTACTATGGCTACCCGTCGGGGTGGACAGACGAGTTCCGGGAAGCTGTCAGGGCCAGAGATGGCTATGTTTGCCAGGTCTGCGGCAAGACCCAAGAGGAAGAAGGCCAAGCCCTGGCGGTCCACCACATAGACTATGACCGGGACAACACCACAATGGAAAACTGCATCGCGCTGTGTCATAGCTGCCACTCCAAAACCAACTACGACCGCGAGTACTGGACAGAGCTTTTCCAGTGGTACATGGCGCGGAGAGAGGAGGCCCAATGAGATTTGCGGTAGGGATTCCGCACACACGCGACTTTAGCGGGAGGTTCTTGGACAGCCTCATGGGGCTGGAGAGACCAGGAGAGGGCTTCCACCTGATTCGCGTCTCTGACCTCCCCGTGGACGAAGCTCGCAACGAGGTGGTGCGCAGGTTCCTGGCCTACCCCGAGTGCGAGTACTTGCTGTTTGTAGACAGCGACATGGTGTTCCACCCCTACTCGCTTGCCAGGCTGGCCAGTCGCCTGGACCGTGTAGGCAACCGGCTGGGGCAGCAGGCGGACATGGTGGCTGCGCTGACGTTTACCAGGTGTCTGCCCCCGGTGCCCACCATCTTCCGGGGCGTGGCCGGTATCGAGAATGGCCGCGAGCGGCTCTACATCCAGATGGATGAAACGCTTGAGTGGCTGGAGAAGTACCCGGCGGCCCAGCAGTGCCCCACGGTTTTACCTGGTATCCCCCTCGATGCCCTGGTGCCCGCCGACGCTACAGGCTGTGCCTTTGTCCTGATAAGCCGGTACGTGTTCGAGAACATCGAGCCTCCCTGGTTCGTGAGAGACGGCTTGAAGAGGGGGGAAGATGTTGGATTTTTTGCCAAGGCCCGTGATGCCGGCTTCAAGCTGTGGATTGACCGCAGCGTGGTCGTAGGCCATGAGTGGGGAGGCGGTGCCTACATCGGCCCCAGAGACTTCATGGCATACCGGTCACTGGCACCCAAAGAGGCGTGTGCTTAAAGTTCTGCGCGCAGAACCCGGAGAGAGAAGCAATGACAATCTCGGTAATGCTCCTAACGCGGTCGGTCTCTGGTGTGAACGCAATCTCCTATATGCGCGGGACCGGGCCGCTGGCCTACCTGGCTGAAGGCCCTGACTTTGCGATCGAAGCCGTCGGGGTTCGTGAAGCCCTTGAGGCTGGCCAGGAGGAAGTGGACCGCGAACTACTCAACCGCGACATCTGTGTGTTCAACCGGATCTTTGGCGAGAATGGGCCACACGAGGTGGTTGACCTGGCCCACAGCTTTGGCAGCACGGTCATCTTCGACTGTGATGACGACCTCAGTGGCCGCACACGAGAGTGGTGGGGCGACGCAGCCTTCCGCGAGATGCTGGGGCTGGCCGACTTTGTGACAGTCAGCACAAAGCCCCTGGCAAAGACCTTGGGGGACCTGTGCAAGCGCAAGCCCATCGTGTTGCCAGACACCATTGACTTCCCCTGGTACTCTGAAGCCAGCCTGAAGGCCGAGCGCGAGATTCCACCGGAGTACCTGACCATCGGCCTGGTGGGGACTGCCACCCACGAGGGGGACTGGCTGCCCGCCGTCGAGGCCCTGTACAAGCTGACTGACAAGTACCAGCATGTGCTGCCCGTCGTGGCCTGCGGCTACCTGCCGCCTTACATGAAGGAGCTGCCCAGGAAAGCAGAGATCCGGGAGACGGCCTACTATGCCTACCCGGCCCTGATGCGCCAGGTGGACATCCTGTGCTGCTGCCTGGACCCGGATGACCCATTCAACGTGACGAAAGCGCCCATCAAGGCACTGGAAGCGATGGCGGCTTGCCGGGACCTGGGGGACGGGCGCATCGGGGGAGCCGTGCCAGTCTGTACTGATATGGTCCCATACCGGGAAGTGGTGGATGGGCGCACCGGCATGTTGGTTGACAATGACCAGTGGTACGAAGTACTTGAGGAACTGGTGACGAACCAGGAGTGGCGCACCCGTCTGGCAAGCAATGGCCCAGCCTACGTCGAGAAACATCACGATATGAGCAAAGAGTACGTGCGCTGGGGCCGGGCATATCGCAGGATTCTGCGCACAAGCAAACAGGGAGGATAACATGGACAAGTTCTGGGAGTTGTTAGAACAAAGCACAATCGTCAGCGGACTGGTGACTCTGAGCCTGGTTGGGTGCTGCATCTACCTGTGGTGCACACAGCAACCGGTTCCAGACCTGCTCGCCAGTGCACTGATGACTATCCTTGGCTTCTTCTTTGGGGCCAAGATGCAGAAAGCAGCGGGGAAGTAGTTTAGCACGAGGGGAAGGGGCACATGGCCAACACGGCATGCAAAGAACGGCTTGGCTATGTGGGAAAAGTGCCAGGAGGCAGAGACTCAGATTCCTGGTTTACCCCGCCCGCTTACATAGGGCTTGTGAGAAGTGTGTTGGGAAGCATAGAGCTTGACCCGTTCTCCTGCGCAGAGGCCAACGAGACTGTGGGCGCAACCCGCTACTTCTCTGTTGACAGGTCTGCGTTTGACAACGAGTGGGCCGCTTCTACGGTGTTTATGAACCCGCCCTATGGCGGTGCGCTGATTGGCAAGGCGGTAGCGCGCTTCCTGGAGCAGAGAGAGAGGCATGGCTTTACCGCCGTGGTTCTGGTCAATAATGCAACAGAGACCAGGTGGTTTCAGTCACTGTTGTGGGCCGCAGACGCCATCTGCTTTGTCAACCGCAGAATTTCGTTTTGGAACGCAGACGGAAAGTCTGTGTCGGGCAACACGCGGGGCCAGGTATTTTTCTACTTTGGCCCAGACGCCAGGGGGTTTGAGGCCGTCTTCGGGCCAGTGGGGGTAGTCACGAGTTTGAGAACAAAGTTCTGCGGGCAGAACCCGGAACACGGGAGGATTCAATGACAGCTAAGACACGAAGTGACCTCATTGAGATGGTCGGGGACAGCTTTGGAGAGTATCTGAAGGTGACCGCCACGGGCGGGTCCACGACCACGATCATGGATACCAGCCGGCTATTCCAAACGGACAATTTTTGGATCGGCCACTACGTCTATGTGCTCACCGATGTTGGGGGCGCGCATGCTGCACCGGAGGGGGAGGAGCGGCCTGTTCCTGGCGATCAACGCTGCGATCAACGCTGCGGGCACCACCTGGTTAATCCCCGCAGAGGACGAGGACACCGAGCTGGACGAGGACGTCTATGACTATGACCTACCCGCTGACCTTGTTACCCTCAACAGGGTACTGGTGAGGGAGGACACTGACGGGCCGTGGCTAGAGATCCCGGGCCACAACTGGCGAGTGACCGGAGCCTCGGGTGCCCAGGAACTCACATTCCGCACGTGGAACGGGCTCTCAGAGGACTACACCTTGCGGCTGGAATACTACGCCAGGCCATCGGAGCTGGCCACGGACGCAGCCACGCTGGGCATTGGCGAGCCAGCCGAAGCTGACCTGGTAGAGTTCGTCAGGCAGTATGCGCTCTGGTGGCTCCACGACCGGGCTGCCAACAAGTCTGCCGACGTGGCGGGGGCTGCATTCCAGGGCCACTACACTAAAGGCGATATTTGTCTTAAACTAGCTATGACCCTCAAGGACAAGGCGAAGGGCAAGAGAGGGCCAAGGGCAATCCGCACAGGGCGCTGGCCACGCGCCAGGGGGTAGACATGACGACTGTTGTACACGACGACCGATACCACGTGCGCCTCAGAGACGATGCTGCGGGCGAGGAGCTGGGCCTGCTGCTTGGCGCTGGGCCACAGAGTGGTGCCATAGGCTTCTCGCGCAACCTGGTCAATCCGTATGCTGCCAAGCTGGGAACTGGCGATGCGCGTGACTCTGACCTCACGGAATGGTCCCTGATCAGCTGGCGTGACTGGCGCTCTGGGCGCGGCCAGGAGGACATGGACGGCGGTGACCCGGCGGCATACTACGACTCGTGGAACGTCGAGTCCCGGATCGAGGGCCAGCTCACCCTTGGCCCGTTGCCGAAGAACCCGGTTAATGCCTCGGCACCACGATACGAGCCCGGCTCTACCACCTGGTACTTTGCCGGCTGGCCTGGGCCAGAGGCACAGACCAAGACGGGAGACAGTGAAATACCTATCTACCTGGCCAATCTGCCAGAGGGGGAGCGGAGTGGCGGCCAGCTGTTCCTGGTCAAGAACATGGGCCAGTACATTAGCTCTGTGAAGGTCTGCATCAAGAAAATGGCCAGCACGACTGCGGCCATCACCCTGTCGATCTATTCCGACAATGGCAAGTACCCACACCGGCCCAACGCATTGCTGGCCAGCAAGTCTGTGGCCGCTGCCAGCGTGGGCACCAGTTTCGGGTGGGTGACGTTCACACTGGACACGCCACTATCCGTGACCAATACCGGCTACTGGATTGTGTTGTCGTCCACTGGCGGACCGTCATGGAATAATGGCTACGTCTGGAGCCTGGGTGCAGCTGCCAAGTATGGCTACACGGGGAACGCGCTGACCTATATTCAGCAGATCGGCTGGCTATCAGCTGGCGCCAACAGGAACGGCTCTTTCGAGGCGCACTATGCCAAGCTGTCCAGGGCGCAGAGTTTTGCTGCCCCTGCCGGCGGCATAACCTGTACCAGTGTGCAGCTCTACAGCCGTTATACCAGCGACATGGGCCAGCTCACCATCAGTCTGTGCAGTGACAGTGGCGGCTCCCCCGGTGCAACGCTCAAGTCCCAGACACTAACGCCAAATTACAATGGTTGGTACGAGGTAACATGGGGCAGCGGCCAGGCGCTCACCGGTGGTGCAACGTACTGGATCGTCGTAGAACCAGTGGCAGAGCGCACGCAGCCGACGAATTACGACCAGGTGCTCATGTGGGGCGGCAGGTCCAGCGGCGGCTATGGCAGTGGTGCATGCAAGTACCGGCTAGGCGCGGGTTCCTGGACCAGCCGTACGGAGGACATGTTCTTCCGGGTCAACCGCACAGAGCTGAACGGGACAATCACTGCCTTTGCTCGCTATGATGACAACTGGTACTGCGCTGCTGGCGATTCTGTCTACAAATGGGACTCGGGCACAAGCCAGTGGGCGACCAGCGACCAGGTGGGCGGCAAGACAGTGACGTCTCTGGAGAGCTGGGGCGGCTACCTCTGGGCGGGGCGCGGTAGCAGCAATGTCGTGCGCCGGTTCAATGGAGCCACGTGGGCAAACGTCGCAGGTGTGTACGCCAAGCTGCTCAAGGCTGGTGGAGGCTATCTCAACCGCAGCAATGGAGAGGCGGGCCACCAGCACGAGGTGTTGTACACCGCCGACGGCACCACCTGGTCTGACCCTATCGAGATTGGGGCCGGCGAGCATGTTATCACGGGCATGGCCTGGTATCGAGACGCGCTGTTTTGCGCCAACGCGGTTTCGCTATGGAGCGTTGCGGCAGACATGCCCTACCCAGTACTGGACTGGGCATCCCAGGAAGATGCCAATAACGGCGTGGGGATGCTGGTGTGGTCCCGCACGGGCTGCCTGTACATCCCGCTGCGATATGGCCTCTACCGCTGGAACGGGGACACCATGCTGGCCGTGGGACCCGAGCAGGGCATGGGCTTGCCATCTGGGCGCGCTGGCTACATCAGCGCACTGTGTGGCACAAACAACTGGCTATACGTCTCGATCTGTGCCGGTGCCAGTGGCACGTCGTCCATCCTGGCCTATGGTGGCATGGGTGGGTGGCACGAGGTACAGCGGGCCGAGAGAACAAACCAGGTGGTCAGGGCGCTGGGCTTCGAGGTGCTGAGCTCCCCCTCCAGGCTCTGGTTTGGCATTGGCTCCGGTACTCGTTACCTGATGCTCCCTGACTACTCGGACAATCCCTACCAGTGGACGGGGTTCGAGTTCAATAGCCAGGGCGACCTGGAGACCTCCTGGTCTGGCGGCGAACTGCTGGAAGTGACAAAGGACCTGCACGAGGTGGTTGTCCGCGGTGACAGTCTCAGTGCTGGGCAGACAGTGACCGTCTACTACGAGGTGGACAGGACCGGATACTGGACGTACCTGGGAGAGATCGCGGCGGGCTCGCGCATCTCACTGCCCTTCCCGGCCTCTACATTCGGCCAGCGCGCCATTGGTGATAGCTCGACTACCACGACCATCAACCTGGCCGCCGGCTCAACCACAGATGGGATGGCACAGGGCGACTGGGTGCGAATCAATGGCGAGGTGCGCCAGATCTCCAGCATCACTGATGCGGACACCTTTGTCCTCTACAACGCGCTGTCTGTGGCCCCGGCCAGTGGCGAGGTCAAGATCAGCACGGCAGCGGAGGGGCCTCCTGCACCGATCGAGGGGGCCGGGCCACGTCGCTATCGCAGCCACTACAAGTTCACCCTGATCCAGGTGGTAGACGATGAGTGATAAGATCGAGAAGATCCGCAAGATCAGCCGGTTTCCGCGCGCTGACCGCGCCTACCCTGGCAAGGAGGTCGAGCCTCTACCGGGGGCAATGCGGCGGGGGGTGCGCACCGAGGACCTGCTACCAGAGCAAGTCAAGATCATGGCGCGCATCATTGGCACTGAGAGAGCGCGGCGCATCTGGAAGCTGGTGCTGGCCGGGATGGACGCCTCGCTCCCGGAGATGTGTGCATACGACTGGCTACAGTCCAGGCACTTTACGTTCTCTATGGAGGACGTGATGCTGGGCGGGCGACGGGAACCAGGCGGGGCTGTGGTGGACTTCTTGATCTACGACATAACACCCGCTGGCTACTACATCTGGCGCGTGATGGGCGATTATTGGCACGGCGGGCTGGAGCGCAGTTCCAAGGACGAGATTCAGAAGGTCAGACTTGAGGCCATGAAGATTGGTGGCATACCCATTGTGGCCGTGGTGGACCTATGGGAGAGTAGGATCTACAACGACTGGCCCCATGTGTTCTTGATGGCCGAGATGGGCGTGAGTTTGGGGCAGTTGTAGCACCGTTCTGCGCGCAGAACCAAGAGGAGAGGGAAGACCATGGAAATTAAACTGAGAAAGGGCGCGCTTGCGCCACAGCCTGGTGATACGCTCTACTATGAACTGGACGGCTGGGACTTCCGCCAGCTGCCCAAGTCGCCCTCTGCCTTCACGCAAGTCCACACCAACACCATAATCAAGATTGCGATGGGGCCAACGCGATCACCGGACTTTGTAAGTGGGGTGTCGGGCTGGGAGATCCGGGCGGACGGCTCAGCCGAGTTCAATGACATCGTGGCCCGTGGCACAATCTATGCCGACGCCGGCCTCATTGGCGGCTGGACCATCAATGCTGCCTACCTGGCTAAGGATACTGGGGCCGATGCGACCAGCGCTGGCCTGGCCCCAACTGACTACCCGTTCTACGCCGGAGCCACGTATGCCAACCGGGGCTCGGCCCCATTCCGGGTCACGCCAGCCGGTGCCCTGGTAGCGACAAGCGCAACTATCAGTGGCTCGATCACGGCCACCAGTGGTACGATTGGCGGCTGGACCATCAACGCTACGCAGATTAAGGCCGATGGGGATGCGGTCATCCTGGACAAGACGGGCGTTATCACAGTCGGCGGGGCCGGGTATCTGACGTCGAGCCCGTTCGTGTCTGGCGTCCAGGGCTGGCGCATCACTCCAACCCACGCAGAATTTGGCAACGTCACCGTGCGCGGGGAACTGCACTCAGCAGTATGGGTCAAGGACCTGATAGGAGCACATGCCGGCACTATGGTGATTGCAAAGTCTGCTGGGGTATTAGCAGCGGAAGCCACGGCTACTGTCGCCGGTGTCGTCATATATTGTGAACCATCCCCGGGCGGTGGTTGGCTGTTCGACGTAGGCGACTATCTGCGGCTGATGGCCGAAACTGGTGATGGTGTACGTGGGGTGTGGGTGGACGCGGTGTCCAGGGAAGAGGTGGGTGATCTACAGAAATACACTTGTGCCTTCCAGTCTGGCACTGTACCCACGACTTTCCCGGAGGGCACGGCGGTCATTGATTATGGGGCAAGCGGGCAGGGCTATCTTCTGATGACTGCGGACCTGGCCAACTCGCCATATTACGACGTGAGAACACATGCGGGTGTTCCCTGGACGACAGAGACAACCAGGGTCCGGCTGGGCAACCTGGCGGGGATTACCGATGCCGACCTAAACCCCAGTGGCTATGGGCTCTACTGTGATAACGTGTTCCTGAAAGGAAAGATGGTCTGGAGCAAGGGGAGCCTGGACGCCGACGGTATCACGCTCGACATTGACGAAGCTGCCGATGAAGCGTGGATCAAGTTTGGTAGCGCGAACGATCACATTCGCGGCATCTCCGGCGGCGGAATCGCCATTCACAGTCTGGCCGACTGGATTGACGTTAGAGCCTGG